AAGTTGCGTATCAGATTATCCCTGGTGTGGTTATAAATGGCAGGAAGTCACCCCCAACAAAGTACATTGCTGATTTTGTCTATTTCGACAATAGCAAAGGCGCTGAAGTGATCGAGGACTGCAAAGGTTTTGTTACAAAAGACTATATCATCAAGCGCAAGCTGATGAAGCACGTACACAATATCGACATTTTTGAAAGCAAGGTGAAAGCATGAGTTACACGAATAGCGATAAAGAATGGTTGGCAGCACACAAGCCTGGATTCACCGATGATGATTTGGAGTCCTTTGTTAAGCTAGTTGGTATGGGTAACGATGATTTTATAACGCTTTCTGGGTTAGAAGAACTGCGTAAGCAAGCGTTATACGATCTTGATAAGCACAAAGCGAGTAAGCATTAATGAGTAAGCAGTTAAAGCCTACGGGCAAAAAGTATGGGCGTTTTATTCTGTTCTTTGACCATTTACCCGATGGTGAGCCGTGTTTGTGCTTGGGATCGAGAACGGCAAGGGATTTAATACCCGGTTTCATTGTGCCAAACTCGGTTAAGTCAAAGCGTTCAGCATTCGTTATTCCATTGAAAATGGCTTACCTGTACGCTGAATCTAAAAGCGGAGAGCCATCGCACTATCTAATGCAGCGTTCATTTCTAATTGCGGATCATCTTGGGCTTGATACTGAGAAATCAACCATACGCAATATCGTTGACGCGATTCTTGACGGCATTCCAGATTTAATAGGCATGATGCCACTAGACACTTCACTAACTATGAAGCAAATCGAGCAAAAAGCGGAGAAGCACGGGCTTGTAGCCAAGCTTGACGGCAAAACAATATTGGATGCGAGTTAATCATGTTTGGGACAAGACAAGAGCAACAACAGCTTCAAGACCAGCAATACAGCAATTCTGGTGGTGGTAATGCACTAGATTCACTCGATGCGGTTAATCGGTTTAATCAGCTTCGCGGATTCTGGTATGAGGCTCGCGCAGCACATGCGGAGAACCGGGAGCAGCAAGCCATTGATGAAGATTTCAAAGACTCCATTCAATGGGAATCTGCAGACATTAGGGAGCTGGAAGAACGCGGTCAAAAGGCATTAGTCTACAACGAGATTAAGCCTGCGGTAGAGTGGTTGATAGGGACTGAGCGTCGAACGCGTGTTGATTGGAAAATACTACCACGAACGCAGGATGACCGCCAAAGCGCAGAGACAAAAACAAAACTTTTGAAGTATGTCTCTGATGTCAATAAATTCGAGTTCAATATGTCTCGCGCCTTTGGTGATACTGCAACTGTTGGCTGTGGTTGGGCTGAATTGGGTATTAGGTCGGATGTAGGTGAGGAACCTTTATTCGTTCGCTATGAGTCCTGGCGTAACATTTGGCTAGATCCACTATCAATGGAGCTTGATATAAGCGATGCTCGCTATTTAATGCGCTCAAAGATTGTTGACTACGACATTGCTAAGCAAATGTTCCCCGGTCGTGCAGATGTCGTACAAGCAGCGATTGAAAACGCATTTCATGAGCATGGTATCTTGTACGATCAGGATTTACACGATGTAAGGCAAAATATTGATACTGGATTGGCAAATTTGGCGGGGTTGTCAAATGACAATGTGAGGCCGAGTTATCGCAAAGTTATTAGATTAACTGAATGCTGGTACCGGGTACCCGTGAAAACGCAGGTTATGCGTGGTCACCCTAATTTTGATGGATTATCGTTTGATCCAAACAACCAGAGCATGGTTGATGCGCTGCTTGATGAATCCGCGTCAATTTATGAATCAATAAAGATGCAGGTACGTGTTGCCGTGTTCTGCAATCGCGGGTTGTTACAGGACATGGATTCTCCATATCGCCACAATCGTTTTCCATTTGTGCCTCTGTGGGCATATCGCCGTGGTCGTGACAATATGCCATACGGCATTGTTCGTGCCTCGCGTGACCCGCAAATGGATTTAAACAAACGTCGGTCAAAAGCGTTATTCCTGTTATCAGTGAATCGCACAATCATGGACGAAGGCGCGGTAAAAGACCTAGATGAATATATCGAGGAAGTATCAAGGCCAGACGCGGTTATCGTCAAGAAGCAGGGAAAAGAACTGCACATTGAAACCAACGTGCAACTTGCTGAAGAGCATATTGCGTTGGGTAATCAATCTGCGGAGTATATCCGCAATATTTCTGGTGTCACTGGCGAAAACCTTGGACAAGAAACCAATGCTACAAGTGGCAAGGCAATTCTAGCGAGGCAGAATCAAGGCACAGTTACAACAGCATCTCTGTTCGATAATAAGCGTTTATTCGTGCAGTTGACCGGGGAGATGATGTTATCACTGATTGAACAATTCTATGACTTCTACAAAGTTGTGCGCATTGTCGGTGATTCTGGGGCTGATGATTTTCTGAGCATTAACGAAATGATGCCGGACGGAACTATCAGCAATCCTATTACAAACTCACAAGCTGATTTCAAAGTTGCTGAACAAGATTCCAGTGAAACTGAGCGCATGGCGCAGTTTGGCCAGTTAATCGAAATTGTGCGTGGACTTGATTCGAGTGTCGCGCTTAACTTTATGGATTTGGTATTCGAGTATTCTGACGTACCTGGTGCTGAAGAGTTCGTTCGCAGATTCAGACAGCTTAACGGGTACTCTGACCCGAATGACCCGAATGCGCAGCAACTAGAAGAACAGCAACAGCAAGCTAAACAGCAAAAGCAGCAAGAACAAGAGGAAATGCAGAAGCAACAGGTTATGGCTGATATTCGGGCAAAAACGGCACAAGCTGAGAACAATGAAGCTAAGAGCCAGCAAACCAAGATTGACAGCATGACTAAAGCATTTGAAGCGGCTTTGGCGGTACTGCAAGCGCAACCAGTTGTGGCGCAAACAGCTAATGATTTATTACAAGGCGCTGATGAAGCGCAGCCAGGAAAAAGGCAGGGTGGTTAATAATGGCTAGTGATCCAATGGGAATTGAAAAGCTGGTTTGTGATGATATTGCGGTAAGACAGCAACTTGGGATTGTTAAATATGGTGTAACAGTTGCAGAAAATCCACTTGAGCTTATTGAATGGCTTCAGCATCAATATGAAGAATTGCTTGATGCTGCAATTTATTGTCGGGCAGCAATTGAAAAGCTAAAAAATAATGACACGCTACAAAATTAACCTTTTGTCAACACAAATGTATAATAATTTTATGCAGGTGTTATAATGCGACTAAGTTGGGCAGATATGAATCTGCCACCGATTAATTTATACAGCGTACCCGTACAAATGAATTTATATAGCGCAGACGCAAGAGTGTCGCGTTTAACAGGGCAGCAAGAGCGCAGACCCGAATTAAACGAGATATTCAGGCATGAGCAAAGATTGGAACTTTACAGAAGAAGAACTTGCAGCACTTAGCGATGAAGAAAAGACGGCTATTGGCAGTGAAATCAATGCTGATAACGGCGGCGATAAGGTAGATGAAAAAGCTACTGATGACAGCGATGATGCTGAAGAAAAAGCCGAATCCAAGGAAGGTGAAAAAGTAGTTGACGAACCAAAGGCTGAAGAAGTTAAGCCAGTTGAGCAGGCGGAGCAACAAGCTGTAGAACAGCCAGCGCAGCAGGTTGAACAACAACCGGGATTGGTCGAAGCTTACACCGCTATTACTGCTGAGATAGATAGCCTTGGCGTAAAAATGGAGAATGGCGATATCGGTTTTGCTGAGTATAACCGCAAGCTGAATGAACTCATTAGCCATAAAACACGCATTGAAATTCTGTATGAGAACCAACAGCGCGAAATTGCTACAGCAGCTAATGCATGGGACTCTGCGCAAGAGAAGTTCTTTAGTGATCCTGTTCACGCAGCAATCAAGGAAAAGCCATTGCTATATAACGCAATGAGTGCTGCGGTTTCTGAAGTATCACAGTCTCAAGAGGCTAAAGGAAAATCTTACGATTGGATTTTGAACCAAGCCAAGGCTCGAGTCGAAGATGAATTAGGCATTAGCTTTGGCTCAAAGCAAGCAGCAAAAGAACCAATTAAACAACCGGGTAAAAAAGCATTGAATGAAACTGATTTACCCAGAACGCTAGGAAACATTCCGGCATCACAATCTCACGATGCTGGTGAGTTTGCGCATTTAGACAGAATGTCGTCCACAGAGCGGGAATCAGCGTTAGCAAAAATGAAACCCGATGAAATTGATAGATACTTGGCGGCGGCGTAATGGCGAAATTGCACTTAGATATTTCTGAAGGTGACAGTGTTCGCGTTGGTGATGCCCTAATAACTTTAGAGAGAAAAGTTGGCAAGAAGTCTAGGTTTAGAATCGAAGCTGATAACAGTGTAAAAGTTGAACTTTTAAAAATCCCACGCAAGAGCGAAGGGCTAATTGATTTGAATACGCGCATGAGTGCTACTGAAAATACAGGTAAGAACTCATGGCAAGAACAATCATTGGGCTTAACAACCCCTTAGCCGTACAGAAGTACAGCTCGGCGCTGTTTGTCGATGTATGTCGAACAGCATATTGGCAGAAAAAATTTACATCAGATTCCCCTGATGCTCCGCTACCAGTGCAGCGTTTAACGCAACTGGAAAACGATGCTGGCGATAAGATCAATTTTGATTTGTCGTTGCAGCTCCGAATGGAACCAGTTGAAGGCGACGATACGCTGGAAGGGCAAGAGGAAGATTTAAAATTCTACAGTGATGACATCCTCATTGACCAAATGCGTGGCGGTGTGAACACTGGTGGTCGGATGACTCGCAAACGCACGTTGCACGATTTACGTGCTGTTGCACGTACTCGCCAAGGCGAATGGTGGACTCGTGTATTTGACGAATTGCATTTTATGTATGCTTCAGGTGCGCGTGGTATCAACAGCGATTTTATCTTCAGAACTAGCTATGCAGGTTTTGCGGGTAATTCATTAGCTGCGCCAGATTCCGAGCATTTAATGTACGGTGGATCGGCAACAAGTAAAGCTACATTGGCGTCTACCGATAAGATGACGTTGAGTGTGATCGACAAAGCCAAAACCAAAGCAACAATGATGGGTGGTGGTACTCAAGGTACTCCACAAATTCAACCGATCATGGTTGATGGCAACGAAACGTACTGCTTGTTGATGAACCCTTGGCAAACATACGATTTGCGTACAGCGACAACTACTGGTGGCTGGTTGGATATTCAAAAAGCTTTAGCCACAAACTTGGGCAAAGATTCCAACATTATCAAAGGCGGCGCTGGTATGCATAACGACATCGTGTTGCATGAGCATAAAAGCATTATTCGTTTTAACGACTACGGTGCAGGCTCGAATGTTGCCGCAGCTCGCGCGTTGTTTTTGGGCCGTCAAGCATTGGCTATCGCATTCGGTTCTTCCGGCGGCGGTATGCGTTTCGACTGGCACGAAGAAGAACGCGACAACGGCAACCAAGCGGTTATCACCACTGGTGCTATTTTCGGTATTAAGAAAACCACGTTCAACAGCAAAGATTTTGGAATCATTGCGATTGATACCGCGGCGGCTGATCCAACATAGTATTTAATGTGTTGCATGGGTGTTGTATTGCAATATGACACCCAATTAACTACCGATTAATTTAAAAGAAAACGAGGTTTTGATTTATGGCTACAGCATACACAGCGGCGGCGGCTAATCGCCCCGCAATTTCATCCAGCGAGGCTGGTGAGCATATTGCCCAAACTGGCGTATTTGATTTATCAGCGGCATTCGTTATTAACGACACTGTTGATATGTGCAAGTTACCAGCGGGTATGGTCGTTGATGATTTGATTTTATCAACCGATGATTTAGATAGCGGCGGTTCTCCGGCTATCGTGGTTGATGTAGGTCTTTACGATAACGTTGGCTCAACCAGTTCACAAGCAGCATTCATTTCAGGCTCTAATGTTGCACAAGCTGGCGGCGTTGCACGATTAGCAGTTGCTGCAGGTCGCAAGATTGCTCCTGTTGATTATGATCGTTATATTCGAGTAAAGGTTACTACTGCTCCTGCTACTGGCGCAACCAGCGGCAAGATTAAAGTAACTGCCATTACTCGCAATAAAGGCTTTGACGACTAACAATCGTTTTACCGATGCCTGACGGTAGGAATATCAGGCAACCTTAATTTTATTGCATGAGCATGGGGTAAGAATGTTAATCGAAAGCAAGTTAAAGCGTGAAGGCGGGACATTGGTCACGCTTGGCGAAGAAGAATACCACTTTCAGGATAATGGCAAAGGCAATCACGTTTGTGAAGTCAAAGACGAGGCGCATATTGCAAAGTTTTTGTCGATCAAGGAAGGTTACTTCGAGCACGGCAAAAAGCCAGCTAAAGAGCCTGTTGTTATCCCAGTTGACGACAAAGGCGAAGTAAAAGACCCGGAACAATGGACCAACAAGCAGCTTAATGACTGGGCAAAAGAGCAGGGTTTAAATCCGGCTAATAAGGGTTCATTACTTGATTATGCAGAATCCAAGGGCATTATCGGCATTGATGAAAACCTGAATCCGGCTAACATCATCCGTATTATTGCTAAAGGTTTGGTTCGCTAATGAATCTAGCATCATTACGCCAACGAACACGCGAATTTCTTGACGATTACGAAGGCATTAAGCGATTCAGTGATGCGCGTATTGATGCAGCATTAAATGAATCTCAGGTCGAAGCGTGCAAGCGATCAGATTTGATAGTGGCTAAAACTGTCATTCAAATGACTGATGGTGAAAATGTTTATGCACTGCCAGCGACAATTAAGAAAGTTAAGCGAGTAAGGTATAAAACCCGCGTTCTGGTTCCGTCGTTAACTTCTCAAAAAGACATTGACGACAACAATCGGTCAGATTGGGAATCGAAATCTGGAACACCTACGCAGTACATAATTGATGCGCAGTCTAGTGAAATCAAGATTGATAGATTCATTGAGACTACGACTACGGATGACGATTTAACCATTGAAGCAGTCTCTTTGCCATTGAATGTAATGGTTGATGACACCGATGTACCAGAAATTGCAGGGCAACTGCATGTGTCATTGTGTTATTGGGCAGTTAGCCTGCTGTTAATGGATAGCGATCCAGACACCCAGGACCCAAACAAAGCAGATAGATTCGCAAGATTGTATGCTGATATTTTTGGTGAGCCTGTAAACGCGCAAGCATTCTACCAGCGTGCAAACAATACAAAGATTAGAGCAAGGGCTAGATTCCTATGATTAAGAAATTAACACCATTCATATTGGTTTTGCTGATAGCTACGGGATGTGCTGAAACTGGGGTTTATCTTGCTGAGGCGCACGCTCTTGATGTAGAAGTTATCAAAACGGTATCTTCAGCTTATTGCAAATTGCCGCACACTGCGCGGCTAATGAATCGCGCTCGGTGGAATGCGGCTATGTCCCCAAATACGATTGAGCTAACTTGTGTGTCTGACAAGTTGATTAAGTAATGAGAATCACTGGGTACACTGGATTAAACACAATTGATAACCCGCTTGATGTTGGGTTACAAGGTTTAACTGTTGCTAAAAACATAAACCTTGACCACAATGGTAAGCCATCAACGCGAGAAGGATTTACTAAGCTAGTTAACAAGCAAATTGTCGGCATGAGTAATGGCATAGTGCTTTGTGCTGATGGCGATCTTTTAAGGATTAATTCTAGTGACTCGATTGAAACTATTGCACATGGCATTCCTGGACAAAGCATTAATTGTGTTGATTGTGCCCATCATACTTACTTTGCTACTGGTTTATACAACGGTGTCATTAGTGGGAGTGCTGTACGTTCTATGGGATTACATCCTCCGGCGTTTGATATTGTTACGGGATTGGGCGGCCTTCCGGCTGGAAACTATCTTGTTTCGGTAACGTCTGTTTCTGAGGACGGCAGGGAATCGGGTAGCAATGCGGCTGAATCAATTTATATTGGCGCTAACTCAAGCATAACCATTAGCGTGACGCTGCCTTCCGGCGCTGTTACTGCAAATATTTATTGTTCTGGCCAGGATGGTGAAGAATTGTTTTACCAGTCGACGGCAACGCAGTTAACGATTACTGGGCTTGATGCGTTACTTAACTCTGGCGAGCCAATCAATCGCGAGTACAAAGGCGTTATGCCTTTTGGTCGATTGATCGAGGAATATAACGGGCATTTGTTTATAGCAAGCAATGAGTACCTGTATCACTCAGACCCGCTTGATTATGAGTTGTGTGATTACATCAATAATATCATTCCATTCGATTCAGCAATCACAATGCTTAAGTCAGTGGAAACTGGGATATATATCTCTACAAGCAAAGAGGTGTTGTTTGCCTCTGGCGGCAATCCTGACCAGTGGACTATTAGGCAGGTTTACAACTACCCTGCTTTTTATAATTCAGGTAGCATAATCCCAGCTACACTGGTGGGCGATGGTGGGCAAGGTAAGTCAGTTATATTCACTACTCAGCAAGGGATTTGTGTTGGTAATGCTGATGGTTCGGTAATGAATGTTTCAGAACGCAAGATCAAATTATTAAATCATAGTGGCGATGTTAGCGCGGTAATCAATCACAATCGCTATGTGGTATCATTGTTACAGTAAAGGCAGGCAAGAGCCAGTCTATCAATAAATTTTTATTTTCAATGAGCGCATGAGTGCCAAAACCTAGATAGGTATAGCACTCATGACTTTACGCAGATCAACTGGTTTCCTCAATAAACTTGGCGGAAACAAAACAAACAAATTAACCAACGGCACTTTTGGCTCCGATGCTTCGGGCTGGACAGCTTCTAATGCTTCATTAGCTGCTGTTGGTGGACAATTGCAAATCACCGAGACTGGCGGGAGTGCGGTAGGTAAAGCGTACCAGGACATCACTACGGTTATTGGTCGAATCTACAAGCTGACGTTTGATTTCCAAAAAGGTACGGGTGCAAGTGGCGCGGTATTGGTCGGCACCACTGGAACGCCAGATGCCATCCTGACATCACCGAACTACACCGATGTCTCTGCAACAACCAAAACGCTGTTGTTCATTGCCACTGCAACAACAACTCGTATCACACTGCAAGGTAACAGTACCACTGCTGGCGAAACTGCACTGTTTGATAACGTGGTTGTCGATGAAATCCTGGATGGTTTCCAAGAAATTTTCCGTGGTTGCAAAATTGCTGTGTTCACTGGCACC